TTATTTTTCTTTACCAATTAAATTTTCTTTTATTGGCTCCAACAAATCACGAATCCAAAACAGTGTAATATCCTTATCTCTTTCTGTTAGATGTTCGGATTCTGTTATAACACGGATCAGTAATTCAGCTCTTTCTACTTTTTTTGCTTTTTCTAATTCATCCATATCCAATTCCCTTTTACTGTTTTTTTATGCAGTATATTTGCACGATAAATTTAAGCAAGAAAAATTTGAAAATTTGTGATTAATATCTAACCAACCAACTAAATATATAAAATATTATAAATTAATGAAGATTATGTACCATATAACGGCATAGACTCCTGAAAGTTTTTTACAGTTGTTATCAAATTTGGACTAAAAATCAAACTCAACAAAATCATTTTTAATCGGCTTTTTAAATCGGCTTGGCGAATTGCTAACGATGAGATGCACACCATCTAATGCGTTATCTAATTTTAACCACTGACTTTCACTAATTTTTATACTCTCTCGCAAATAAAGTCTATTAATAGTGAAATTATCATCGGGCAAGCCGATTATTTTTAATTGTTTTCTAATTTCTTCACGCTGATCGTCCTGCGGTGATTTTTTAACCTGCGTACAGTTATTGACAGAACTCCAAGGCGTGCGTGCCGCACGTTTTTTAAGGTCAAGGTCCTTGCTTGGTTTTTCTTTTTTAACTATTTTCCACTTAATCAGTCTGGTGCAAATAAACGAAGCTAGCCCTGACAGCGGTGAAAATACACCTTTTATTTTTTTAATGGTTTCCTCATATTGATTTAGTTCTTCTTCATAAGATAGCCTAACCTTTAAATCTTTACGCAAAACCATAGGGCCGCCTTGGTGGCTTGTATATGCTGCCCAGTCGCCAACATCTGCGGATGCTAAAACAGGATCAATAATTTTATCTTCTACTTTTTGATTTCTTAATCTGCGTAGCTCTCGCCAAACGGTAACAGGTGCACCGCCTAATTGTTGAAATTGGCGGATCTTCCAACGGCTTGCCCAGGCAGTTACCGCTTTGGCTGTTTCTTTTAAGTTTTCGCCAGTTTCATCATCTACTTCATTATCCAACGCATAACCATCAATATTTTTAGAAATATATTTAGCGATGTAGCCAGTTGCTGAGCCTTTTTCTTTATCGATCATGGTAAATTCAAAACGGTTTTTGGCCGCTCCTTTTTCTTGCCCGTCTTCATCCATGGCATAGATCCACATTACTTTAAACGCTGTTTGTAAATCTTCGGGACGCATAAAAACTAAAATATGCCAATGCGGTGTGCCATCGTGATGAGGTTCTGCAACACGGAAGCCAAAAAACTTAATATCCTCACGATTAAGCTTTGCTCGAATCCTTGACCATACTTTACACAAATAGGTTTGAGTTGCACGTGGATTATTACCTTGCCAATTTTCGACAAATCCACCTTTTGAATAGGCGCTGTGATATTTTGATGGGGCGGTCAATGTAATAAAAGCACCGATATAACCCATTTCATCAGCCAAATCTTCAAAACCACGCATACGAGTCATTAACTCAGCACGACGAATGGCAGGGTTAGCAATTGATTTATAGACTTGCAAATCAAGGGGTATTTGCTCGCCAGTTTCTTCATTTTCAATTGCCATTTGTTCTAAATATTTTTTATTGCGTCGCTTTTGCTCCTTCCATTCTGATTGGCAAGATTGACTAGCATACGGAGTAGCTTTCTTTTGTACTTGCCCAACTGCAATGGACAAATGTTCATGCTGAAAATCTCGGCGGTTTTTTAACTTGTTATACCACCAATCCTCATTGGTTAATTTTGTCAACGCTTTGACAATATTTTCATTTGTTAATTTTCCCTTTTTATAATCGGCAAAGTAGGGCGGTACGATATTGATGCCGTCAAGTTCATTTAAAACAGATTTATAAAGTTGATGCTCAAGCCCAAGCTGATTAACTTCATTGGCAGATAAACAAAACTCATGATCAGCTAGTAAGTATTGTATAAGTTTATCTATATAACGGGCTATTTCGACACTAAGTTCAGCAATTCGCGCTCTGCCAAATGTAGGCAAGTTCTCAAACTCAGCAGAAAATTCAATAGATAGTGCACTTGGTTTAATAAATTCATATTGTTTATTAACCAAATCAAGCCTTGATTTAATATTACCGCCAAGTGTTTTACGCAAAAATGTATTGGCGGCTTTTCGGCTTTTTGTTTGAAATAATTTGATGTATTTATTTGCAAAATAGCTACTTAAAAAGTCTGGCAAACCAGAAAAATAATTAGCTCTAAAATTATGATCTTCGGTATCTACTTGCCATAATTTTATTTCACTATATGAAAGCCCATTAGGCATTTTTGGTGATAATGCATGTGGATTAAATGGTGTTCTGATAACTTCTTTATTAGGTAAGAATTTCCCAACTTTTTCATAATAATCACGCATATCAGAAAGCAAGGCATATTTAGCCTTGTTACTGATTGATGGTAGGTTTTGCGTGATTGATGTCATGTTAATTTTTCTAATTTTGTATGCTATATTGTTCTAAAAACACATAACAAAAGGTAGCCAATATGGAAGATAAATACATTAAAGATGTTGCAATTAGTAAGCTTGATAGTGAAATAACCAAAATCATTGAACTAGTCGATGCAAGAGGTCTTGGCGGCAACCCAATGGTTATTGGAATACAAAATGAAGATGGTGTTGTATATCGAAAAATCATAACTTATGGCCTCGGTTCATATTTGGATTTAGTTCAAAGTATTGCTCGTTTGGGGCTTATCGATTTATATAAAGATGATTTAACCCCGCATAAATACGATAGTTTATTTATTCATCCCTAAAATAGTTTTTCTTAACTGGTCGCTTTCATCTGTGCGGCCATATTTATGTTCATATTTTGCAATATATTTAAGTTTGTCATTAGCTTGCGCTTTATTGCTTATTTGTTTGTTTTTCATGGTTTTTCATCCTTATTGTTAAAGCATATCCGGCGTTAACACGCCAATAATTTCTTTTGCGGGCTGACGATTGCCGTTTGCCGCAACTGACCGCGGGGCGTCGATTTCGTAGATTTCGAAATCACTAAAAATACCCCGCACTATTATGTTGTTACTGTTTGATACGATCGCAGTTGCTCCACGTCTAACGGCATGAACAAGCAAATCACGTAACAATTTAGTAACTGGGTAATTAAATTTATGAGGAGTGTAGCCGGTAAAAATATCGTTTTTAGTGCCAGAAATGTACGGCGGATCACAATAAATGACATCGCCCGCATCGGCCGTTTCGATCGCCGCTCTAAAATCTGCTGCTATTAATGTAGTTGGTCGGGAGATCAGCTTATTGCTAAATGCGATTAGTTCAGTTTTTGGAAAATAAACTTTTTTATATTTGCCGTACGGTACATTAAATTCGCCTTTCTGGTTATAACGGCAAATACCATTAAAGCAATGGCGATTTAAATAGATAAACTCCGCAGCACGATCTAACGTGAATGGTTGCGTTATATTGCAATTAAATCGGCAGCGAACCTCATAAAAATTGATGTCACTGTCAAATAATGATTGAGCCGTATTTATTAATCCCGCTAAATCATCACGCAACCAATGATAAACATTAATTAAATCACGGTTTTTATCAGCTAATACATAGCTATCATAATTTGTATTAATAAACACATTACCCGCACCGACAAATGGCTCTATTAGTCTCTTGCCGCTTGGCAAGTGAGGTAATAACTGAGGAATAAGCCGACCCTTACCGCCGACCCATTTTAAAAAGGACTTGTCTACACGCATTTTTATTCCTAAAAATTAATTATGATTTAACGAAATCCAAACCTAATAGTAGTTACGCAGTCGTCAACTTCCGAGCTATGTAACTTATCAACCTCGCAAATGACTACTGCGTCATCGCACGTGATAGTGAATGTGTCACCGATCTCCAATGCCTCGGACTCGCTTTTTAAAACGCTAATCACCCGAACGCCATAAACAGCAATCAACTCAAACAGTTGGGCGTCCACGTAAAAATTCTTGTACGCAGCGTGTATAAATTTTTCAAACATTCATTTTTCTCCCTCTACCTACATTTTTTAATTCTTCTAACTGTTGACAATCAAAACACAAACTGCAACCCGGCACAGCTTCACGTCTTGCCTCTGGTATTGGCTCGCCACATTCACAGCAATAAAGTGATGATTTGCCGGTGTAAACTTTTCTTTTTGCAATCAAGTTATCAAGCTCTAATTGAGCAATGTCATTGGCTCGGTCGATAACATCACGCATCAGATCTGATTCTCATAATGCTGATTGCGTATTGCTTCCGCCTCTTGTTCTAACAGCTCCGCCGACTCGGTGGGTGTTAGATAATTAGTGCGGATATGTACCGCCAAACGCTCAAGCTTTGCGGTAAATACATCGCACAACCCTGATTTAGTTTCTTCTTTTGCTTGATTTAGAGCCTGCAATAACGCATCTCCCGATAATGTTGTCATGTTCATTTATGCCACCTTTTTAGTTTCTTTCTTAAAATCCTGTTCTTCACATAGTGCGAATGCATCGATAATTGCTTGCAACCGACGTAAACCCTTTTTCAGATCTTCAATTTCGTTATCTGTTAAATTGTCGTAATTCATTTCCCAAGTGTGAGTAAATTGACTATCTACGTTATAAATCGTTGTTGTGCGCGGCTCGATGCCTGATGCGTTCAGCAGTAAACGTTTTTGCCCAGGCTTTAAATTGTTAAAAGCAGAACGGGCTAAACTGCGCTTATTGCTTAATATTTGGTGAAACTCACGCAATAGACTGCGTGGTTCTATAGTTTGATTATTTTGCATTGTGTTCATGTAACCCCCTCCCCCTGCAATGTCCAGGATTGAGTGCGCCTAGGCTCACTTAATTAGCCATTAACTTTTTATGCAACTTAATTACTTTACCGTTCGACTTCTCAACCCAGCCTTTCTGGTTATGTTGATTGATTTTGATATAAATTGTTTTCGAAACGCCGGCGCATTTCGGGCTTAAATAGACTGCATAGCTCATTGTTTATTCCTCTTTAATATTTAACTCAGGGTTAAACGCTTTAGCGCCCTCAAGGGTTAAAGCCACCATATTGATAAAGGTTGATGAACGGTCGTACTTGCCTGTGATTTGTTTTTTGCGGATAGGTAATTTGCCTTCACTAATGTATTTTTTTACCGTGCGTGGATTCATGCCTGATACACGGGCAAATTCATCAACAGTGACATAAGGCGCTGAAATAGCTATTGATATTCTTGGCGTCATAGTGCATTATTCCTATTTTTGTGTTTATGTATGTTTATATATGAGAAATCTCTATTTGAGTTAAATATAATCTCTATTAAGTAGAGAGTCAATGTTTTTTTCTAACTTAAAGGAAGAATATGGGTATAAATTTTGAAAGTGGTGGTGGGAAAGTAATAGACCGAATAATAAAATCGTACGGTTTTAAAACTAAATTAGATTTATGTAGACACCTAAATATCAGTTCAGGCACCTTGTCTATGAGATACAAAAGAGATTTTTTCCCTTCTGATTTGGTTGTGCGATGCATGGATGAAACAGGAGCAACATTAGAATGGTTGGCGAATGGTCAAGGTGAATTTTTACCGAATGAAAAACCAAAAGAAGCCGTTCTAACAGATGAAATGTTAGAAAAATTGGAACGACTGGCCAACCTGAAAGAAAAGGGTGCAATAACCGATCAAGAGTTTAACGAATTAAAGGCTAAATTGATTTGACAGGAGATTAAAGGATGAAAAACAATCATCTATTTTCAGATAAAAAACTGTTTTTATTTATGATTGTTTGTTTCTTTACACTTGTGTTTTCTATTTCATTGGCAACTAATTACGACGAAAAATCTATAATGTTAGGTCTTTTTATTGTCGTTTTATTTTTCTTTTCAGCTTTAGGGTTTTTAGTATCTTTTTTGTTTTTGACCGTAAAAAAATTAATAACAAGCACCAACAAAGTGGTTTTAAAATTTAGTGGCTTTAGTTTCTTAATTTTTTGTACATCAATTCTTTTCGTTGTATTTGTTGATAAAGATAATAATAAATTTTCATTGTTGTTGCCATCATTTGCAATTGTTATCTCTTTTTTTTCCTCAATAACATCTGCCCTTTTCGTAGCAATACGCTTTATTTTATTCAAGTTAATATCAAAAATTAATATTTCAAATTCTATACAGGTAGAAAAAGGCAATGATTCCCCAAAAATTACTGAACAAAAAGATACAACAAGTTCAGATACGATCAATTTTGGCACAGCAAAATTATCTAAAAGCTCACCTGAAAAAATTCTAAAATCCAAAGTTAAAAAAGCAATTAAAGCTGACGCAAAAAAAGAAAAAAAACAGAATCCAGTCAGAAGTATTTCTTACATTCCTCCAACTGAAGAAGAAAAAGAGAAAAAAGCTAAAGAACGTGATCGATATTTAAAAGATAATTTTGAATCTAAACTAAAAACCTTGTGGGTAGGTTCAAAAGATATTGAGTTTTCTTATTCTGATGCAAATGATGATATTAGCTATCGTCTTTTAAATTTAAATAAGGTATTGATTAACCAACATAGTGAAATCTATTTTTCTGGTATTTGTGCCGTTCGTGATGAAATCCGAACATTTAAGGTAGATCGTATTATATCCACCATTGAGTACAATTATCATGATTATAGTATTAAACAGTTTTTAACCCAAGTTTTACAAATTAGCAATAATGCTGGAAGTTCAAGAAAAAAAAGTAAAGCTAAAAAAGAAACGTTTGATGTCCATTTTACAGGGTTTAAGCAATCTGATAAAAAACGATTAATCGAACTAGCAGAAGAAAAAGATCTAACAGTAAGAAAAAGTGTTACTCAAAACTTGCAAATATTGTGCATAGGTTATAATGCTAGCCAAAACAAAATTGAAAAAGCACAAGAAATGGGAATTAGCATCATGAATGAAAGCGACTTCTTAAACTTTTTAGAAACTGGTGAGATATTATTAGGGGAGTGATTAAAAAAGTTTTGTCTAATAATCGGTGAAAAATTTAATGTATTAAAAGTTAACTTGATAAAAATTAAGGAATAGGAGATAAAATATGAAAAAAGTATTTAAAACAGTTCTATCACTTGCATTATTCTTGTTATTTTCTTCAATGAGCTATGCTAGCCCCAACGGCGTGGCGAGAGAGCTGGCTCGAATTGCTAAACAACAAATCCAAAAACAATATGGCCAATTTCCAATAAAAATAAACGATGAAACATCATTAGCAAATATCACTGCTGATGGACAATATATTATTTATGATTATCTTTATAACGATAACAGTAAAAAGTACACACCAGAGATGTTTGCCTTATATGTGCAAATGATTTTCGACAAAAGAGCCTGTGAAAATAATGACTTTGTATCATTATTTCGAAATAACGATCTTCAATTTGTGTATCGCTATACATTTAATGATAAAAAAACCATGTTCGTATCTTTTCGAATTGATGAGGTTTGTGATTAAAAACGATTTTAATGATTTAGTTAATTCAATAATAAAAATTATTAAAGTAGATATGATATGAAGAAATTTGTTTTTAGTAAACATAAAAAACATTGGCTACGCCGTTTATTAAAAAAGACAAGTCGGCGTTGGATTTCAGTTGAAAAAAAACATTTAAAAAATAGCTCTAATAGCAAGCCTCATTATCATAATGCAAAAATAAAAGGCTCGAAATACTTGAACTCTATTGTGACTATTAGCGCGCCTAAAGTAATGAGTTTAAGGCATGGGAAAATGCAACCACTTGTGATGAGTTTTATAGAGGCTCTAGAAAAGCTTAGTAAAAAATGCGCAATAACTAAAGATAAGATTTTGATCAACTTTAGCGCAACATCAAAAATTCATCCAGATGCTTGTGTTCTTTTGATTGCAACCGTAGATAATATTAGACATTTATATCCACAATTACGGTTTAAGGTAAGAAAACCTATAAAAAACCCCAGTTCAATTTTTGATCCTCATGCAATATTATGCCACTTAGGTTTTTATAAATTACTAGGTTTAAACTATAATGCGGATTGTTCTAGCAAGTATGTCAAATGTTGGCAGTATGTTAGTAGTGATGAAACAGAAGGAGCAATTACAAAACCATTAGTTGAAGAATTAATAAAAATGGGAGTTGATACAAGAGGAATGTATAAAAGTTATATGGAAGCAATTGCTAATGCGATTGAACATGCATATATGGATGAAATTAAACTACCAAATGAAAATCAGCTAAAAAAATGGTGGATGATATTAGCTAGAATTGATAATGAATTACAATTATACGTTTGTGACAAAGGTCATGGTATACCTAATACATTAAAATTGACTCAGAGTGAACATATCTTTAAATTGCTAGTTGGGAAAGTTAAAGGACTTTTAGAGTTAAATAAAGATTGTCTATATATTAAAGCATCAATGCTTGTAAAAGAAACGAAAAAAGAAGTCGCTAGAGAGACAAGGACAGAATTATCTTATAGAGGAAAAGGTAAAGATGATATAAAATCATTTATTGATAAAACAGAAGGGAGTGAGCTTGTTGTTCATTCTAATAGAGGTGTTTTTATTTATAAAGGAAAAGAGGCAATAGCAGGTAGTTGCTATAATAATCCTGCGTCAATTAATGGAACCATTCTCCAGTGGTCAATGCCAATACAGGAATAATTAATTATGAATAAGATATTATATGTTAAAGATTTTAGTACCTTTCCAGGAGCTAGATATAAGAGATTAGGACCAGCAAGTGGTGAGGAATTTAGGGATGATGTTCTAATACCTGCTTTAAAACAAAATTCCCAAATTTTAATTAATTTTGATGGGGTTGTCGGTTATGGATCTTCTTTTTTAGAAGAAGTATTTGGTGGGCTTATTAGGAAAGGAATTGATAAGAATATCGTATTAAATTTAGTTAAAACTCTTATTTCAAATGATGACGCACTTCTTAAAGAGGAAATTCAAGGATATGTAAATGATGCAATTAAAGAAAAACATATGATAGGTAATTAAAATAATGACCGCTTCTGATTATATTTCATTAACTTCTTTATTTTTCACTTTATTGGGAATTCCTATAGGGTATTATTTAGGGTGCCGAAGTGCTAGGCATGCAAAATATAATGAATTAATTGATAATTTAGAAAATATAAATCAAAAGGTACTTGAATTATTTTTAGATATTTATCACAGAAATAATTTTGAGATTAGTGACTATCATTTGATGGTTGCTTACCATAAAAAAATTCAACGACATAGTTATGAGCTCAAGGTTATTGGTAAATTTAAGGAGTTTTCTGATTTAAATCGGTTATTACTAGAACTAAAAAAAATTCTAACAAATAAATTATTTTCTGAAAAATTAGATGTAAAACAACAAGCTCTTAGCGAGTTAGTAATTAAATTGGATGCAATAAACTGTTTATATCCCAAAAAATTTTTTTAGTAGTAAAAAACAAGAATTTTTAATTTATATCACATACATATTTGTGTTTTTTGTATCTAAATTATGGCAATTAGAAAACAACAATCAGGGAAATGGCTATTCGAAAAATACCTTGAGGGCGGTCGTAGAGTTCGTAAAACTTTCGCCACCAAAGGAGAGGCGTTAGCTTACGAAAATTATTTAGAAGAGCAAACTAACCAAAAGCCTTGGTTGGGTGAAAAGATTGATAAACGCCATTTATCAGATTTAATTAACAGTTGGTATTCATTACATGGGCAAACGCTTAAAGATGGTGAAAAACGCCTAAAAGCCATGTTATTTGCTGATGATTGTATAGGTCATCCACTTGCTACCGATTTCACGTCCAAACAGTTTACTAACTATCGTCAAAAACGCATTGATGGTGAGATATTTAGAACCGATCGCATTAAAAATGTTGCCCCTCGAACCATGAACCTTGAGTTAACTTATTTTAAAGCAATGTTTAATGAGTTGATCAGGCTAGGGGAATGGCAACATAACAATCCACTTGAACGAATACGTCCATTTAAAACCGATGAGCAAGAAATGGCTTATCTAACAAAAGAGCAAATTCATGAACTCCTATTATCTTGTGAGCAAAGCACCGCCACCGATTTAACCATTATTGTTAAAATTTGCCTAGCAACAGGAGCAAGGTGGAGCGAAGCCGAAAGTCTAAAGGGCGCACAAGTTAAAGGTGGAAAAATCACCTACATTAACACCAAAGGCAAACGTAATCGTACCATTCCAATTAGCGACAAACTCTTTAACGAAATTCCCAAAAAGAATGGTGGCTTATTTACCCCCTGTTATTCAGCGTTCCGCTCGGCAATCGATCGTGCAGGAATAGAATTACCCGAACGACAATTAACCCACGTATTACGTCATACTTTTGCAAGTCATTTTATGATGAATGGTGGAAACATTTTAGTTTTACAAAAAATCCTCGGCCACACCGATATCAAAATGACCATGCGCTACGCACATTTTGCACCTGATCACTTTGAGGATGCGGTAAGGTTGAATCCATTAAATGACTAAGAGGAAATTGAATGAAATTATTAAATATATTTAAAAAAATTGAATTAGAAAATTATTATAAGAAAAATAAGCGTAAGCCAAAACTAAAACTAAAACTTAATTTAAAACAAATAATATTATCATTCATCATTCAACATCTATCACTCGTAATAGCCGTTATTTTATATGCGATTGCAATAATAACATCATTAATAAATAAAGATTCTCTTTACCCATTTTGGTTATTATTAATATCTCTTCTATTGATTCATTTTAATTACTCTCAATTTATATATAGAAGTTTTAAAAAAGATATTAAAAGTTTTACTTTACCTGTAAATCATTCAATTAATTTTAATGTGAAGGGTAACTACGTCATAGATAAAAAGTATTTAAAAGCTCTTATATCATTAGATATGGAACAATTGAAATTTGGTTATTTAGAATTAAATCATGAATATGAATGCCTAAAAAGGAGAATTAACTTAGTACTTGGACCACTAGATAAGTTGGGGATATTTCCAGGTATTGTATCTTTACTTGGTCTATTACCTCAAGTTAAAGCGATTTCTTGGCAATGGATTGAAATAATTCCTTATTCGTACGGCGGGTTAATGATTTTAGGTTTGTTTTTTTATAACAATCTTGATAAGTATGAAAGAATGCTAGCTTTAATAAAATTAGCTATTGAACTTAAAGAAGAGACTAATTAATTGGCGATAAAATGGCGGTTGACTATATCCTTATATAGCTAAATGTGTTAATATAGATATTGTTAACTGCTTGATTTAATTGTAAGTTATTGATTTTTAATGCTACTTTAAAGAACTCATAATCGATTGGTCACTGGTTCAAGTCCAGTAGGGGCCACCATTATATGATTTATCTACTTTTTATATTTAATAAACAAGGGCGTTTATGACTATGCCACTAAATATTATTGATATGTTTTTATTATCGCTGATTGTTTTTTGGTGGGTGTATTTGGCTGTTTTTGTATTGAGTATAATTATCGTTTTTGCATGTAAAAATAAATTTTTAAAGTTTATCTGTACAATATTAGCAATAGTACTATTTTGCAGTTATATTTCTCTTTATTATCTTTCGTCGTTTTATACTTATTTTAAGTTTTTTTGATAAGCATTTATGTCCCTTGAAGAAATAACAGTTTTAGCCTTATTGAGTTGTTATCCTTTTCTTCTTGCAATTATCTGTTTAGTTGAATTATTTCTAACTTTTAGCCTCTTAGAAACTCAGATTTAGCTTTCTGTCTCATTATGTTGCGCTTGCCATTAACAAAAAAATGGCTTTTAATAAAGCGATTTAATACAGATAAAACATCGTTTTTCACCGCTTGCTATGTTAATTTTGTTTAATGAGCTGATATTTTTCTGTATTCAAATCTGATTTTGCATTTTTCGGGAAATAGTTTATAGCTTGTCACTCGACTAATCTTTTACTACGAGTGAAAATTAGTTATAGGCTTAATGAATTTCTTGTAATTCACTCGTGCTGCATTTAAATACAATTTGAGGATTATCGAATTGATCTTTTGAACTAGTCATCCAGCAGCTTTTCATTGATGGATCGATTTTCTTTATTAATTGCACTTCGTCGCTATTATAGCCACAGCTAATCCAGTTACCCTCTTTATCATAAATGGTATTAACACTCCAAGTCGACTCATATTTTTTGCCATCAATAATACCTACTTCAGGTTTTAATTGAATTAATTTAACAGGTTTATCGGAATAAATACCTGCGGCATTAAGTACTTTACGCTCATTTCTTTTTTCTGAAACTTCCCAACCGTCAGGAACACTATCAATATCAAATTGAGCAGATTTAACTTTCACCGCTATTGGACAAGTAATTTCATAGGCATTAGCAGTGTGCAAAGCGCCAATTAAAACCAAAGAGGCAACACCTATCTTTAGTATTTTTTCCAT